GTGCCTTTGTCTTGTAGTATTGAGTTCCATTACGGAAAGGAAGAATATGATCTTCGTGTTTACACGTTGGAATCGTTACGATCCAATTATCGAACGCACCGGCAATATGAAGTGGTGAAGAGTCGTTGGTAAGAAGACAACGAGAAAGTGAAATAAGAGACATCAATTCACCCAATGTTGTTAGATCTCGAAGATCGATTCCGTCTTTTGGACATTGAATCGGAAGATAACCTTGATTTTCATCTATTGTTTTACCAATGAGAACTACCGTTAGTTTTTCCGATAACTTGTCTACAATCTTTTGCCACCATTCTTGTGGGAGAGTTTTTGAAGGCCACCACTTACCAGCATGAACCACTATTGTTGGTTTGTCTTTCTTCTTACCTTCTAACAGATTGAGAACAGACATCGTATCATCGGCTTCCAACTTCAACTTGATTGTTTTTTCTTCGTTTGGAATTGTTCTTCTAATCATTGACATTGATGCAAAATCCGTCGGGTGGAAAAGAACGTGAGACATCTTGTGATCTGCTTGACCAATTTCTGGACAACTATGCATCGTTATGATTGCATCATTGATCCCTTTCCACTGATCGTAATTGTAAACAGAACAAGAAAGATGTTCAAATAAACGAGGGAAATGAGTTACAACATGAATGTTTGCACTAGGATACATCTTTTGTGTGTATCTGATTGCAGGTTCTGCACAAAGTTGGTCTCCCATACCGGCTGTAACTGAAATAAGAATGTTTCGCGTATATTCATACTTCGGTGAATCTAATTTCCATTGTTCGATGTCTTTCTTCATTACTTCTAACTGTAACTGTTCCGGTGCACCGGCGTAATGAACAATGTAAGAATCTAAACGGGATATACCACAGAATTTGTCTAACACATCCATTCGGTTGAACTTGTAATCTAAATCAAACATATCAACACTATCATTGAGAATTCGTAGGTTGATATAAGGTTGATCTGTTTCTACAAAGTCAATTCCCTTTGGTAACTTGAAGATTGGCTTATGAATTCTAGATATAACCATTACACCCGAATTGTAAAATGGGCCGTTCCACGGTTTTAGTGGTTCTCCGTAGTATTCTGATGCCTGTTCAAGATATTCATATCTTGGTGTGTATCTTCCTTCGTTGAACATACCAAGTTTGTTTTCAGGAACTATCTCAAATAAGTTCGGTGTATCTTCACGTATGAGGATGTCAATATCCAAGTAAAGAATCCGTTTGTATTGATTCAACAATTCATGAATATGGAACTTGTTCCATTTCTGTGTAATATAGTATTTGTTGAATTCGTCAATGTTTAGAAAATCGGCACCTATCTTTTTTGCATATGCCTTTATTGACGGAAGAGAAAGTTCAGAAACTTTCTTATAGTGGTCTCCAATGGAAATCGTTAAGACCAAGTAATCGGATTTTTTCATAACTAAATAAGTTCTCAAAATGAAACATAACGTTATAATATACTAAACTTTGAATTGAATTACAAATTACAAACACGTACAGGTGTTAGTCGGTTTCCTGAATTGTCACCGACTTGACCGGCGTTATTTAGGCCCCATGCCCAAGCTTGACCGTTTTTATCAATTGCAATGGTATGGCAAAAACCAGCAGCAATTTGACAAAATGTTTTTGTTGCACCCAACACAGATACTGGTGTTCTTCTTGATGCAACCGAATTGTCACCGACTTGACCGACGTTATTTAGGCCCCATGCCCAAACTTTTCCATTTTTGTCAATGGCAACGGTGTAACTACCACCTGCTGCAATTTTACAAAAGGTTTTTACTGCACCAAGGACAGATACTGGTGTTAATCTTGATGTAATCGAATTGTCACCTAATTGACCGGTACTGTTAAATCCCCACCCCCAAGCTCTCCCATTTTTGTCAATGGCAACGGTGTGACAAGCAGCTGTTGCAATTTGACAAAAGGTTTTTACTGCACCAAGAACGGATACTGGTGTTAATCTTTGGGTAATCGAATTGTCACCTAATTGACCGGTACTGTTAAATCCCCACCCCCAAGCTCTCCCATTTTTGTCAATGGCAACGGTGTGGTTAAATCCTGCTGCAATTTTACAAAAGGTTTTTACTGCACCCAAAACTGATACTGGTGTTCTTCTTGATGTAATCGAATTGTCACCTAATTCACCGGTACCGTTTAATCCCCATGCCCAAGCTTGACCGTTTTTATCAATTGCAACGGTATGAGAAGACCCAGCAGCAATTTGACAAAATGTTTTTGTTGCACCCAACACAGATACTGGTGTTCTTCTTGATACGATGGTATTGTCACCGAGTGTTCCAGAGACATTGACTCCCCATGCCCAAGCTTGACCGTTTTTATCAATTGCAATGGTATGAGAAGACCCAGCAGCAATTTGACAAAATGTTTTTGTTGCAACGAGAATAGAGACCGGAGTTCTTTGTGATGTGATGGTATTGTCACCGAGTTGGCCAAATCCGTTCAGGCCCCATGCCCAAACTTTTCCATTTTTATCAATTGCAACGGTATGAGAAGACCCAGCAGCAATTTGACAAAATGTTTTTGTTGCACCGGCAACAGATACTGGTGTTCTTCTTGATACGATGGTATTGTCACCTAGTTGACCATTTTCAAATAACCCCCATGCCCAAACGTTTCCATTTTTATCAATGGCAATATTGTGGCTCCAACCCGTAGTAATTTTACAAAATGTTTTTGTTGCACCAGCAACAGATACGGGTGTAAGTCTTGATGTTGTAGAGTTGTCACCGAGTGTTCCAGAGCTATTGATTCCCCATGCCCAAGCTTGACCGTTTTTATCTATGGCAACAGTGTGATACCTACCAACTGCAATTTTACAAAACGTTTTTGTTGCACCGGCAACAGATACTGGTGTAAGTCTCAATGTCACAGTGTTGTCACCAAGTTCTCCACTTGAGTTCAACCCCCATGCCCAAGCCTGGCCGTTTTTATCTATGGCAACAGTGTGGCCGTCACCAGATATATCACCACCTGCTGAAATTTGACAGAAAGTTTTTGTTGCACCGGCAACAGATACTGGTGTACATCTTGATGATGAGGAATTATTACCGAGCTGTCCTTTGCCATTATTTCCCCAGCCCCAAGCTTGACCGTTTTTATCTATGGCAACTGTAAAGAGAGAGTTAGTTCCATTAATTTGACAAAAGGTTTTTGTTGCACCAAGGATAGATACTGGTGTTCTTTGTGATACGATAGAGTTGTTACCGAGTTGACCACTTCCGTTAAATCCCCATCCCCAAACTTGACCATTTTTATCTATGGCAACAGTATGCGCACTGCCTCCACTAATTTGACAGAAAGTTTTTGTTGTACCGGCAACAGATACTGGTGTTACTTTTAATTGTGTAGAATTATCACCAAGTTGACCAGCGGTATTCAGTCCCCACCCCCAAGTTTTATTCGTATTCAAATCCATGAATACACTATGTGACTCTCCGCCCGCAACTTCACCGATTTGAGGTGCAGGCACCGGTGTGTATGATTTACCAACTAATAATATTGCATTTTTTATAAACGGCATATCACGTTACCTTTACAAATTTTGTCCACCAACAAATCCATACCAATTTGTACCACTGTCAAGTGTAATCAATGAAAATACATCTTTTTTACCGTTAGTGGATGTCAACGATGGTGCATTACCGGATGGCCATAACACACTTGCACCCCATGCAACAGCCCTTGGTGTTCCATCGGCGGTAAATATAAGTGTAAATGCAGATGAACCAACGTTTTGAACATTTGAAATTGTAAGTGATGTTATATCCGCATTTAGACTAACATAAAAAACACCGGCGGTGCTCAAATCCAATGTAAGTGTTCCAGAACTTATACTGGCACTTGCACTTACTTCTGACAGATTCTTTACACCTCGTAAATCTTGTGACCAATTTGACATTATGTTACTCCTTATCCACTAACTTGAACAATATCAACATATCCGTTCCAACGAACGGTTGAACCGATTGCACCTTGAACTGAAAATGCAAGACCAGTTCCTCCTACCGCTGTTGCATTCCACCCAACAGTATCTTCTACTGCCGTTACTTGTGGGACACCTACTAATGCAGTTACACCAGCGTTATTATCAATAACACCTTGAATCCAATACCCCGCACTTTCATTATCAGCATCTGTTCTTCTACCAACAATATATGCCGTGTACATCCATGTTGTATCATTTGCCAGTGGTAAAGCAAGTGAGTCTGCACTATCACCAAAAATCATTGGAGTGTTATTTCCATTCGTTGTTTCGCGGTACATATAAACTCGGTAATTTGGATACCTACCGGCGGTATCACCGACCTTTGTATGGACAGCCGTATATCGAGAATTACCACCAAATGAATTTTCTGCAAATGGTAGAATCATTTTCGATCCACTCAGACTACCACTCATTGAAAGATTTATTTCAGTCTTACCCCATGTAAGACCAGTATCTGCCCTATCCCACTCGTAATCAAGTGTTCCTATTTGAACATTCGTTGTTCCAGCAGCATCTTCACCACGAAAATCTATACCAACACCAAAATCAGTTGTAGTAGTTCCAGTAGAATCGTGGCGAAGTATTAGAAATCTGTTAGAAGTTGCAGTCGCGGATGTACTACCAGTAATTGTTAGATTTGGAGATGAATATGTAATACCAGCAGATGCAGTTGCCGCATTATTTGTACCGTCACTTATTATTAAACGACTACCACTTGCACTATTTATTGTGTTGAATCCTGTCCCTGATGTTCCTGATGAACCAGCTCCACCTGTTTGACCTGAACTTCCTGATGAGCCAGTTGAACCGGATGTTCCTGATGAACCAGCTCCACCGGTTTGACCTGAACTTCCTGATGAGCCAGTTGAACCGGATGTTCCTGATGAACCAGCTCCACCTGTTTGACCTGAACTTCCTGATGAGCCAGTTGAACCAGATGTTCCCGATGAACCAGCTCCACCTGTTTGACCTGAACTTCCTGATGAGCCAGTTGAACCAGATGAACCTGTTG